TGGTGACTGGAATATTCAAAATGGGTTAAGAGATGGCTATGATATATGTCATTCCACTAGAGATAAAACTATTTTAAGACATTTCGCCGGCGGTCAGAAATGGCGCTTTGAAGAATACTTAAATCACTTCGGGTAGTTGAAAGCTAGTCATTATCGTATATAATATACTATATGATTATTAAGCAGAGTGTATATGATGGCAAACTAATTCACGAACGATTTGCCTACAAATATTTTCGAAAAAATGTTTCACCATATGGTAATATTGTCGCATTCAAGGCACCGATGTATGTGTCAGATGCCCTAATTGACTTAGAGGATTCACTAAGCGACGACTTTATTCACAGTCAGAATGCTATAAATTTTTGTTGGGAGATCCCAAACCTATGCCCGTTTGGAGCAGTATCATTTCAAAGGCTTTTTAATACAGCTGTAGCTAATATACTATCTAATATTATACAAAAACCTATTATTGTAGATGGAGATGATTTATTAGTGCAAGATGAATTTGTTGGTACTGATGAAAAGATTAGAAAATCCGGTAAAGTAAGTGTTTCTATCACCTACTCGAACGATAATATCGCTGTAGGTCATACCGGTATTAATATTCTAGCAGGTGATAAGGCGCCTGCATTTGCTTATTCTAGTAATTTAACAGAGGCAGCAAGTGATGAATTTATGAAAGCAGTAATTGATTACTTTAACAATGAAGTACAAGATCAATTTATTGCGACTACAAAAGTAATTGTATGAGTACATTAGTAACTGGAGGAACTGGATTAGTAGGAAGTCATTTTAATAAAGATTTTATTAAGGTATCTTCTAAAGATTACGATCTTATATCCAATATTGAAACAACAAAGCTTTTTAAAGAAGTTAAACCTAGCCGTGTTATTCACACAGCGGCAAGAGTTGGTGGCTTAGGGTCAAATATGACGTATAAGGCTGATTATTATTATGAAAATATCAGCATTAATACTAATGTAATAAATCAGTGCCTAAAAAATGACGTCGAAAGATTGGCTTGTTTTTTAACTACGTGTATTTTTCCAAATGTAGTAAAGTATCCTATAAGACCACAGTATCTTCACGACGGACCTCCGCATGAATCAAATTTTGGATATGCGTATGCGAAGAGAATGTCAGAAGTTCAAATAAGAACTATTAATGAGCAATATGGTAAAGAATACTTTTGTGTTATTCCAACAAATATTTACGGTCCTAGTGATAATTTTTCCTTAGAACACGGTCACGTCGTTCCTATGCTTATACATAAAATGTATAAGTCAAAAAAATATAATAAAGATTTTGAAGTATGGGGAACCGGTAAACCTTTAAGGGAGTTTATTTTCGCTAAAGACGTAGCTGTGCTTACTGAGAGGTTACTTGATGAATATAAAGAAACAGAACCAGTAATATTGTCAACGAGTGAAGAAATTTCAATTAGAGAGGTTGTTGATATTTTGGTAGATGTGTTTAAATTTAAAGGTAAGGTTGTTTGGAATACAGATAAGCCTGATGGTCAGTATAAAAAACCAACTGATAATTCTAAGGTAAAGGAGTTGTTTCCAGATTTTAAGTTTACAAATCTAAAAGACGGTCTCGAAGAAACAGTAGAATGGTTTAATAAAAACTATGAACAAACACGGAAATAGAGCGTTAATTACAGGTATAAATGGACAAGATGGCTCGTACTTGGCTGAATTTTTACTAGAAAAGGGGTATGAAGTTTTTGGTACTATTAAGCGTAATTCTGTTTCAGAAAACCAAACTGCTAGGTTAGATAACGTATATAAAGAGATAAGAGAAAATTTATTTTATGCAGATTTATGCGATCAGTCTTCGTTAATATCAGCAATTCATAAATCTAGACCAACAGAAATATATAATCTAGCTGCACAGTCACATGTTAGAATCAGCTTTGATCAACCAATATACACTACACTTAGTACAGGTTTAGGTACCTTAAATTTATTGGAATCAATTCGTATTATTGATCCAACTATTAAGATGTATCAAGCATCTTCTTCTGAAATGTTTGGTAATAGTGTTGATAGTGATGGTTATCAACGCGAAACAACGCCAATGAATCCGGTATCTCCATACGGATGCTCTAAGGTATACTCTTATAATATATGTAAAAACTATCGCCAGTCGTATAATTTATTTGTATCAAATGGTATTTTATTTAATCATGAATCTCCGAGAAGAGGTAGCAACTTTGTAACGTCAAAAGTCGTAAAGACGGCTATGCAGATTAAAAAAGGTATTAAAAAAGAATTAACACTAGGAAATTTAAACGCTACTAGAGACTGGGGGCATGCGAAAGATTATGTACGTGCAATGTGGCAAATATTACAACATGATACCCCAGATGATTTTGTATGCGCTACAGGTATATCGCATTCAGTTGAAGATCTAGTTGATTATACTTTTTCAAAGCTTAAAATAAGTAAGGACTGCGTTGGAACGGATCAAAAGTTTCTTCGACCAGAAGAATTGAATGATCTAAAAGGTGATTGTACTAAGTTAAAAAATGCAATAGGGTGGGAACCGACGTATACTTTTGAAAGTATGCTTGATGAAATGATAGAATATTGGGATCAAAAACTATGAACTTTTTTCAACTACAAAACAAACTCTTTTATTCGAAGAAAGAAAAAGTAGACAATTTAGATGCAGAAGGTGAGCAAGCTTTTGTACCGTTTTTGTTTAATCGTTGGTTGTCTTTTTATAATAACGACATGGCTATTTTTACAAACGAGACGCTCAATAAATTTAGTACAATATTTGAAGATAAACAAGACACGTATAAATTATATTATCACCTTATTCCCCGTCTAAAGTGGAAAAAGATTTCTTATATCAAGAAGAATAAAAAGGATAAAAAGGATGACGAAATAGATTTATCTACCTTCGCGAAAAATAAAAATATTTCTGTCAGAGAACTTAAAAAATATATAAAAGAATATGAGTAGAGCATTAGTAACAGGAGGAGCAGGGTTTATAGGATCAAATTTAGTTGATACGCTTATTAAAAAGGGATATGAAGTCGCAGTTATCGATAATGAAAGTTCATCAGTTAATTCCCAATTTTACTGGAACGATAAAGCACAACATAATTATCTAATTAATATAACAGATCAAAGAGAGTGTAGTAAGATTTTTTCTAGCTTTAAACCAGATTATGTATTTCATTTAGCCGCACATTCTAGAATTCCAATTGCAATTAAGAATCCAATTGAATCGTGTGATGTTAACGTCGTTGGTACATGTAACATGTTACAACAAAGTAGAGAGCATGGTGTTAAGAGATTTATGTTTTCATCTACGTCTTCAGTATATGGCCTTAAAAATAAATGTCCATTAAATGAAGACATGCCTAGAGACTGTCTCAATCCATATTCAGTATCAAAAGCTGCAGCTGAAGATCTATGTAAAATGTATTATAATTTGTTTGATCTTGAAACAGTTATTTTTAGATATTTTAATGTTTATGGTGAACGGCAACCTCTAAAAGGACAATATGCTCCATTAATTGGTATTTTTCAAAAACAAAAAGATGCTGGTCAGCCTATGACTGTTGTTGGCGACGGTAAACAGACAAGAGATTTTACATATGTGGGTGATGTTGTTAAAGCTAATATTCTAGCAGCACATAGTGATAATCCGGATATTCTAGGAGAGGTATTTAACGTGGGTACTGGTAAAAACTATAGTGTTCTAGACGTTGCAGATATTATTGGCGGTGAAACTAAGTTTATCGAAAATCGACCCGGCGAAGCAAGAGAAACATTAGCTGATTTAACAAAAATTAAAAACCTTCTTGGTTATGAGCCAAGTATCGATTTAGCAGATTGGATTAAATCATATGGATCTTAAAGTTGGAATCGTAGGTCACGGCTTTGTTGGTAAAGCTGTTGACTATGGATTTAGTAATAGGGTTAAAAAGAAGTTAATAGATCCAAATTACAACACTACGTGTGAAGATTTATTGTCTTTTAAACCAGATGTTGTTTTTATATGTGCGCCAACACCTATGGGAGATGACGGTAGCATCGACGCGTCAATAGTAGAGCAGTGCTGTACAGAAGTTAACGACTTTACTAATGCATTAATTGTTCTCAAATCAACGGTGACACCGGATATTGCAGATAGACTATCTAATAAATTTAAAGACTTTGTTTATAATCCGGAATTTTTAACTGAAAAAAACGCTAATGAAGATTTTGTAAATCAGTTTATGCTTGTATTAGGAGGTGCAGGTCATAACACACAAGAGCTTCAAGAGATATACAACGAATTTAGTATATGTCGTCCGTGCCCTGTTTTTCATATGTCAGCCGCAGAAGCATCATTTGTTAAATACGGTATTAATACTTTTCTAGCTACTAAAGTTACATTCTTTAATCAAATGTATGATATAGCAAAAAAACATGGAGCTAATTATAATACTATTGTAAGTGCTATAGGATCAGATCCTCGAATTACGCACTCACATACGACTGTACCGGGCTTTGATAATAAGAGAGGATTTGGAGGAGCATGCTTTCCAAAAGATACCGCAGCGTTTAATACATTTGCATCATGCTTTTCAATTCTTAATGAATCTATAAAAGCAAATAATGAATATAGAAAAAATTATGAACTTGATGCTAGAGAAAAGGAGCAAAACGTTCACTATAAGCCCGTCTAATATTGGATAAAAGGAACTATATTGTTAAATAGTTTCATGGCAATGGCATCTATAGATAATTTAGCACCTACAAAGAGTTTAATTGACTTATCTAATTCTGATAAAGGAGACTTCGGTCTGACCGATTATGACTTAACATTTCTTTTTGATGATATTCTATTAATTGAATATGTTGATTTAGCAGAAAATTTTGATAATGGAGGCGATGCTATTGAGCGAAATGGTATCTTAATTCCAACAAATCAAATTACTATGGCCTGGCGAAAGGGTAAAGTTATTTTATCAGGTCCAGATGCTAAATACGCCAAAGAAGGAGATATTGTTCTTTTTCCAAACAACATGGGTGTTACTATTTCCGGTGTCTCTGTACCAGGTAAAGGGACGGTAGAAAAGGGCATCTTTTTAAACGAAGAGAGGATGTTTGGAATCTGTAAAGTAAAAGATGATAATACAGAAAGCAGCTCTTGATTCCCTTCTATTGGATAATGTATGTGAGATAAGATTCGCTCGTAGGATAATTAAACCTGGTCAAGCTCCTACAAGAAGAATGCTTTGTACGAAATCACTATCTCTGCTTAACTCTGTTAATGGTAGGATTTCATTAAATTATTTTCCACCAAAAGGTCCCCCTAAAGCTTATCTTGGTCCGGATAGACTAGCTGTTGCATGGGATATATTAATGCAGGATTATAGAAATATAAATACCTTGCAATGTGATTTAATACAGGAGATTCCTGCTAATGATGATTTTTGGGTATATTTTAATGAAAATATATATCCAATGTCTCCAGAACAAAAATTTAATTTTATGAATTCATGAACGTAAGTCTAGAAAAAGTAACAGATTTTTTAAAACCATTCTTATTACAAGACATAGTTATAAGAACAGATAAAAAAATATTAAAGCGAGGGAGACTTAAAATTTTTCAAATAAAGCAATATTATATTAATTTAACTTTAGAATTTAATGACTCGATAAAATCCTATGAAATACCTTACCCGTTTAAAATGCACTACAATGAAGGTAAAGGCGTCCTAAATTATCATCTAAGTTCATTTATACCCTCAGCACAAATTAACAGAGTTAAATTTTTAGATAGTTCATCCAAGTCAAAACTATATGACAATCTAGTCTATATATTGCCTTCTGAAGACCTTACAATATAATAAAGTGTGTTAGGTGGTTTATTGAAAAGTTTTCCGGAAGGATATACTCCGAACTCTTCGCAGGTAAAATTGCTAAAGAATATTGATCAAGCCTTTGATGATGGTTATAAATTTGTAGTATGTAATGCACCTACAGGATCAGGTAAGAGCTTTATATCAAAGACACTTGCAAACACTTCAAAAGAGCCATCAGAGAATTTTAAAGATTTAATAACCTCATATACCGCATTTAAAATAGATCAAACCGGTTCGTATATACATGAAAATGAATGTGAGGATGAAGATACTGCTGGTACTTTTGCACTTACTATAACAAAGGCTTTGCAAGATCAATATAAAGATCTGTTTAGAGATACAACGATACTTAAAGGAAAGAGTAACTATATTAGTACAATTGATTCAAATATAGATGTTGAGTTAGAGTCTTTAATTATACCTAAAAATATATTAGAAGATCATAGAAGGAGCCATAAGTGCCCGTATCACAACGATCGTAGAGATGCGCTTATAAACAAATTTGCTGCGTTAAATTATAACATGTTCTTTTCTTTACCTAACCATATAAAAAAGAGGCAATATTTAGTTTGTGATGAAGCTGCTGAGTTAGAAGATCAGCTAGTGAAAGAATTTTCATGTGAAATTAATTTTGATATGTTAAAAAGAATGGATATTTTAGTAAGACCGTTCTATTCAAAAAACAATGCTAACGTTATAAAGTGGATTAATAATCTATTATTAGATTTAAGTGATAAAATAGATCAACTCCGCGATGTTATTAGTAATAGTAATACTAATAATAAAAAATTCTTAATTGAAACAAGACGACAATTTGTTGGTCTAAGAAACTTACATTCAAAACTTTCCCTGATTATTGATACGTGGAGTGAGAGTGAATATCTCTTTGAAACAAGTAAGGATGGTATCACATTTATGCCTTTAAAGGTAAATAAGCTTTCTAATCATTTATTTAAATATGCTGATAAAGTAATATTGATGTCCGCTACTATTATTGACCCAGTTAATTTTTGTAAAGCTTTAGGTATTAATAAATTTAAATATGTAGAAGCAGAGTCATCCTTTGAAGCAAAAAACGCTCCAATTTATTGCAATACAAAAGTTAAGTTAAACTATCATAATTTAAAGCGAAGCTTACCAAAAATTATTAAACAGGTACAAAGTATTTGTGAGCACCATAAAAATGATAAAGGTATTATTCATACTCATAATAATACTATAACATCATTTTTATTAAAACATTTTCAAACTGATAAAAGATTTTTAATTAGGGAGCCAGGTGTACGTAATGAAGAAATCTTAGAACAACATCTAGCCAGTGATAAACCGACAGTTTTAATATCACCTTCTATGTCGCATGGTGTTGACTTAAAGGATGATCTAGCTAGATTTCAAATTATTATTAAAGCTCCTTATTTACCGACAAAAGATAAAAGAATTGAAAGGCTAATGAAAGATGATTTTAACTGGTATTCGAATAAAATGCTATGCTCTGTAATACAATCATGTGGCCGCGGCGTAAGATCTAAAAAAGATTATTGCACAACCTATATACTAGACGGTGCTATTGTTGAAAGTGTGGTAAATAACAAGCATAAGTTACCGAAATATTTCATCGACAGGTTTTTGTAATAAATATATAAGTACGCATGAAGAACCGAGCGTTCCATTTTGAAATAAAAGATCTACTAACGCAGTTTATTGCAGCGTTCGATAATACTGTTATTAGTAGATATAATAAAGATAGAAATCCTGAATCAGATATTGAGGTTCGATATGTCTTTGCTCCAAAGCAAAGAGTAATGTATGATATCATTAATAAAGCACAAAATTTAACTCTACCTGTTGTGGCGGTTAATTTAACTGGTGTGTCGCGTGACAATGATAGAGTATTTAATAAACTTGCTCCGTCATATGTACCAGTTCAAAAAATAGAAAATCCAAAATCTTCTTCAAAATTTTTAATGCCTGTTCCGGTTAACTTGGAAGTTAATATGACAATTCTTGCAAGATATATGCAAGATGTTGATCAGATTGTTTCAAATTTTGTACCATATAATAATCCGTATATTATTTTAACTTGGAAGGTACCGGGTGATTTTGGAGCTCAATACCCGCAAGAGATAAGAAGTGAAGTTTTATGGAATGGTAATCTAACTTACGATACGCCTACAGATACTACATATAACGATAAATTTAGAGTAACAGTTGATACATCATTTACTATTAAAGGGTGGTTATTTCCTGAGCAGAAAGATACATCAGGTAATATTTATAAAATAGATAATAACTTCATAGCTGTTGATTTAGCTAATAAAATTTATTCACCACTAGATCCAACACTACCTGTTGAAGATAATACGTATCAAGAATTAGGTTACGCGCGCTTATCTAGTTATCATACAGGCGTCTCCGCTGAACAATCCACAGTAAACACAAACTACACAGAAACAATTACTGTATCAGGTATACCCGAGTTTACTAACATATTTTATGCAACAACAGGAGCATATCATGCAATTAATAACTTCCCATTAGGAACAACAACACACATCGCCTCCGGAAGCAATAATAACTTTATTCTATACGGTAAGAGATTGGATATGAGTAATAAATTTTACTTAAGCTCTTATGTTACCAATTTCTTTACTAACTACACAGCTATAACTTCAGCTAAAAACTCCACAATTAGCGGTTACGAGCTTGGTACAAACTTTTATAAAGTTGTTAACGATAACGTTGTTAACTTATTCTTCCCTGCATCTTCACTCAGTGCAGCTGCAGGTGGTGAATTTACAATCGTAACTGGAAATGAAGCTGGATGGGCAACTTCCTACCAAGCCAGTAGCTCTATCCTTAAATTAACATAAATATATATAAATGCCTGGAACCGGATCATCAACAAGCTCAGATCAAAACCGCTCTTATGTAACAAATGATGGGCGGGCTGCAACCTTTGGAAGAAGTTTAATTCAATATATCCAGAATAGGTTACCATACGCTACAGACGGTCGCGCTGAAAACGATGCTTTAAATCCAAAATATAAGTTCTTCCAGAAGGCTGGTATGAGAAGAGCTGAAGCACTGGCAAAAGCTTCGGTATCTTCTTCTAACCCATATAACAATATTCCTATTGGTGACTTTGCTAAAGACTCTTCCTTTGGTGACGTCATGTATGCAAATATACAAGACGATAAGCAAGGTAGGTTGAGAGATTATAGAATAATGGCCGCGTATTCTGAAATCTCAGATGCATTAGATGAAATTTGCGATGAAACAATTAATCCTGATGAAACAGGGTGGATTACAAGCGTGTCTTATAAAGACATAGATTTAACTATAGATGAAAAAGCTGAAATAGAAAGTCAATTTCATAGATACGTGGAATATTACGATCTTAAGAATAAGGGATGGCAATACTTTAGACAATTGCTAGTTGAAGGGGAGGTGTTTTTCGAACAAATAATTCATGAAGGTTATGTCAAGGACGGGGTACTTGGTGTTATTAATCTTCCTGCAGAAATTATAGATCCTGTATATAATAATATACAAAATATGCTTGTAAAGGGTTATATTTATAGAAAACCAATTTTTAGTGCTACGCAGCCAAATAAAGTTGAAAAGATAGAATTCATTCCGATGGATCAAAACCAGATCATGTATGTTAATTCTGGGGTATATAATGAAACAAAAAACTTTATTATACCGTTCTTAGAAAATGCTAGAAGACCATATAGACAGTTATCGTTAATTGAAGATGCAATTGTTATATATCGCTTAGTTCGAGCGCCAGAAAGATTAGTTTTTAACGTTGATGTCGGCAACATGCCGCCTCCTAAGGCTGAAGCATATCTTAAAAAGCTAATTCAAAATTATTGGTCCAGAAAAACATTTGATATGGATCAAGATGACGTGGTTAAAAAGTTTAATCCGCAGTCAATGCTCGATGCGTTTTGGTTTGCTAAAAGACAAGGTTCGGAAGGTACATCTGTTGATCAGCTAGCTGGTGGTCAAAACCTGGGAGAACTTGCTGACTTAATGTACTTTATTAAAAAGCTTTATAGAGCTCTTAAAGTACCAACTGCTAGACTTGACCCTGAAGATCAGGCTTCGGCAGACGGTTCAACAATCTTACGCGAGGAACTTAAATTTGCTAGATTTATAATGAGACAGCAGCAAAGATTTGCTGCTGGTTTAAAGAAAGGGTTTATTACTCATTTAACATTAATGGGTATATTTGAGAAGTTAGAACTTAATGAGCAAAATCTTGAAATTGAATTTAATGTACCGACTAATTTTTACGAATTAAGAGAAAATCAAAGACTTGAGCTTAAGTCTGGTAACTATAATAATTTAGCTGCTAATGAATTTGTGTCTGCAACCTATGCACAGAAAAAGTATCTTGGTTGGAAGGACAAAGATATATTAGCTAACAGAGAATTTTTAAGAAAAGACGCTGAATTGCAGTGGGAGTTAGCCCAAATACAAGCTGCTGGCCCTGCCTGGAAGGAGCAAGCTTTAGCTGGTGAATTAACAGAAGGCGAAGCTGCTGTGGGTGGTGAGGGAGCAGGTGCTGGTGAAACCGGCGGTATACCAGAGTTTGGCGGCGGTCCGGCAGATGTCGGAGCTCCAGAGCCGGAGGAGGTAGCCGAGACAGAAGTCGAGGTAGAAGAGCCTGCTGAAGTTTAACGAGATGGGTTATTACTAAAGAATTGAGTTCTCCAATAAACCAATCCAGTTCCGGAAGCAGTTTTTGCTGAAACTTGCTCTGCGTTTGTTAGCCCTCTTATTACATATGGCTGTAGAGGTGTAGCAGCCGCGGCCGCCGGAATTGCTAGTCTGCGATCATCTGTTGAGCGATCTTGATCATACACATATAAGATTTGCCCGGTTTGGTTCCAAATCCATACTTCAGAACAGGGTTGTGATGATAAAGAGTTGAGAGTCGTTCCATATGTATCATTAAAAGAATAGCATTGATTTATATTAAAAAATTCGCTACCCTCGTTGGATGTTGGTACTGGTAATGCCATATATTTATTTATGCTCGAATAAATAATTTTATGGCACTTGCATGCAATATTAAACCGCTTTCTGCTTTTTTATCAACAAATTTAAATAATAAAATTAAAACATATGATAATTTAGGAGATAGAATCAAGAGGTCTCTAGGTTATCCGTTAATAAGCCTAGAAATACACACAGACCAGCTCAGACAAAATGTTCAAATAGCAGTTGAATATTTTACTAAATACGCAGGATATACAAGAGAGTTTTTAATATTCGACTCTAACATGTATGAACAAAATAGAGGTATAAGATTAGATTTACTTTACACTCTTGCAAACGAAAATATAGATACAAAACTGCAAAAAACAGATGGTACCAATCCTATCGGACCTGGTCCAGAATTTTATGGCTCACAAACACCCACTATATTAAGCGCGGGTAATAAAAGTACAGGTGCTTCTCCTGGTTCTGGAGGTAATTACGTAAGAACAAACGCGTCAGTTTATGTGGCTATGTCTACTTTAAGTGCCGGGGCCTTTACTGACTCGGTTCAACTATCCTCTACATTTGCGTATACAACAGCAGGTAGAGGTCCCGGGATTCAAGCTTTTGAAATCTTTGATCGATCTTTGTATCAAGATATAACAGCATATAGACCTACATTATCATCCTTTTTTAAAGCAACACCTAAGCAAACTATTACATTCGAAGGTAAGGAAACAGAAGCATATTACTTCCAAAATGTATTTGATTACGATGTAATGAATTATAGAAAGGTAGTTGATGTTATAGATTTTGAAGAAGGTTCAACAACAGGGATTAACACATTATTTACGTTAGAGCAAACACTCGCGCAGCAAACTTACTTTAGCTATGCTTTAGGTAATTACGGCTTTGATCTAGTTTCTTGGTATACACTTAAAGAATGGATTGATACAAGAGAAAAGCTTTTAGCAATTCGAAAAGATGTTAAATTTGATCCTAGGACACAATACATGCAAATGTATCCACAGCCGGGAGGTGATAGATTTTATGGTGTTATTGGCTGTTATTTGGAGCGCGCTATAAGAGACGTTATTATGGAGCAATGGGTTTATGAATATGCTTTAGCTCTAAGTATGATAACTATAGGTCGTGTTAGAGGTAAGTTTGGTAATGTGCAACTGCTAGGTGGTGGAGCATTAAACTATGATATGCTTAGTGAAGGTTTAGAAAGAAAAGCTGAGCTTGAAGGTAAGCTATTTGAAGGAGCATCACCCGGATTTGGCGATACAGAACCACCAATGTTTTTCATAGGATGAGAAAAAAATGGCGCCAAGGCGTCTTTACTCCAACTAATTGTGAAAAATTTATTGGTTCAAAAGCAGTATATAGATCAGGATTAGAGTTAAAGTTCTTTAGATTTTGCGATACAAATCCAAATGTTTTAAAATGGGGTAGTGAAAACGTCGTTGTTCCTTATAAAAGCCCTCTTGACAATAGAGTACACAAATATTATGTGGATAATTTTGTCTCTATAAAGGAAGGTAATAAGGTAATAAACTATCTTGTTGAAATAAAACCATCAAAACAAACAAAACCACCTCAAACAAAGTATAGAAAGAAGCAGCATTTAATATATGAACAAAAAATGTTTATAACAAATCAAGCAAAATGGAAGGCAGCCCGGGAATATTGTAAAAAGTGCGGGTTTACGTTCATTATTATTACAGAAAAGGAGCTTTATCCCAAGAGGTGACTAAATAATATTATGGCTTTAAAACTTAACTTGGTTGTAGAAAAACCTGATGTAAACGACGAGTTCGAATACATTGAAGAAGAAGTAGATAGAAACTCGCCTGCAAATTTATACATAAAAGGCCCATATATGATGGCTGAAGGCGTTAATAAAAACAATCGACTTTACCCTCTACAAGAATTAGAAAGAGAAGCTGCTCGTTATATTGAAGAAATGGTCACTCCCGGACGAGCAATGGGTGAGTTAAATCACCCGACTACAGCAGATGTCGACTTAGAGAGAGCTTGTCACATGGTAACTGAGTTAACACAAGATGGAAACGTGTTTTATGGAAAGTCAAAAGTTTTATCAACCCCTTGCGGTCAAATCGTTAGGTCTTTAATTAACGATGGTGTAAAAGTTGGCATGTCTTCCCGTGCATTAGGAACATTAGAAGAGAGCAGCGAACATAGTGTTGTTCAAAATATGAAACTCGTAGCTATTGACTGCGTTGCTGACCCGTCTTACCCTTCAGCCTTCGTTAATGGTATTTTAGAATCAAAGCAATGGGTAATGGTTGATGATAACAAGTATGAAGAAGTGTACGAAAATTTCGAAAAATCACTACAGAGACTACCTAAAAAGGACGTTGATACCTTTTTACGTGACAGAATCCTTAGCTTTATTAAATCTATATAATAAATAATATTATGGGCAAAGAAAAATTAAAGATTATTAAGGTAGTAGAGCATATTTCTAAGAAAAATTATGCTCAGGCACATAAATATTTAAAGAGCGTAATTGAAGATAAGATTGCAAAAAGAATCAATCGCGCAACAGATAAACCACTCTTTTAAACATGAAGAAATCAAACGCATTACCGGAGCAAGCAGCAGAGGTTTTAACAGAAGATTCTGTTAAAGAAATCGAAACTGCTATTGAAGAAAAAATTCAATTATCAGTTGAATCTGCACTAACTAATCAAGATGAGCTTTATGCTGAAAAACTTGACGAGTTGGTTACTGCAATTGATAAAGATCATACATCTAAACTTAAAAGAGTTGTTGAAGCGGTTGATATTAATAACGCCAATAAGCTTATCACTGTTGTGAAGCGTTATGAAAAAGAGCTTAACGGTAGAGCTAATAGCTTTAAAAATACATTAGTTGAAAGTATTTCAGATTATTTGGAGGAATATATTGATGAAGCTGTGCCCATGCAATCAATTGAAGAAGCTACTCAAAACAGAACTGCTAGAGAGGTACTTGGTAATTTAAGAAAGGTGCTTGCTGTTGATTCATCTCTTATGAGTGAATCTGTAAAAGAAGCCGTTGTCGATGGTAAATCACAAATTGATCAATTAGCTCGAAAAGTAACAAAGCTTGAAAAAGAGAACGGGCTTCTTAAAGAAGCTTATACAAAGACAAAGGCTGATTTACTATTAGAATCAAAAACTTCACACTTAACTGGTAAGAAGAAAGAGTATATGTTAAAGATTCTTAGTGATAAATCACCTAAATTTATTGCAGAAAATTTTGATTACACTGAAAGACTTTTTGATAAAAAAGAAAAAGAGAGACTTAGTGTTATTAAAGAGGAGGCATTTACACAGCGTAAAGTAAAAGCTGATGCTCCTCGTGAAAAGATTTCAGAGAAGAAAAAGCCTGAGCCTACTAACCCCTATTTACAGGAGTTAAAAAGATCTCACAAATAATTTCAACCCTGAACAATGAGGTGCTTGTCACCTGAGTATCTTGGGACTAGATCCCATGAGGTATAATGAAAGGAAACGTCTAATGAATAAACCACAATCATTTATTGATAGAGATAGAGCAGATACACTTCTTGAGAAGTGGGCACCTGTTCTTGAGTACTCTTCCGATAGTGTGGCACCCATTGAGGACGATCACACCCGCTTAAATACCGCCATTCTTCTTGAGAACCAGGAAAAGTGGTGTATTGAGGAAGCAAATACCGCTGGTCACAGCGGCGCTTTCGGTGGCGGGGCTTCCACTTCGAACATATTTTCGCCGCCTGGGACTACCCAGTCGAACGATAACTATGCTCCTGGTGATGCTCGTCTTCCTAAAGTGCTCATTCCGATGATTCGTCGTACGTTCCCTGAGCTTATCACTAACGAGATAGTCGGTGTTCAGCCAATGTCTGGTCCTGTTGGACTTGCATTTGCTCTTCGCTATGCTTATCAGTCCGACACCTTAGGTAGCGGTATTGATGGTAAAGGTGGCCTTGCTGCCACCCGGCCGTCCGCAGGGGCAGGATATGTCCCTGATCGTAGTCAGACCACAGGTCCTGGGTTTACACCCGGTAGCCACCCCAACTTAAGTGGTGGTAACCAGGTTTACGATGGATCCGCCGGTCTTCCTGGTGACGAGCTTGGATACCAGCTTCTTGATACCCGCTTCACCGGCACGTCTTCGACTCGGTTGAGTGGTACTCCCGATGGCACTTCTTGGGCCTTCGCGAATCAGGATAAAGGTGTTGCGCAAATTCTTTCCGCTTTCGAGATTACTGGTAACATTCCTCAGGTTGAGGTTAAGTTCGAGAAGACCGCTGTTGAGGCCGGCACACGCCGCCTTGGTGCACGTTGGTCCGTCGAGCTTGAGCAAGACCTTAAGAACATGAACGGTATCGATATTGATGCTGAAATCACGAACGCTATGTCGTACGAGATTCAAGCTGAGATCGACCGTGAAATGCTCATGAGAATGATCCAGGCTTCTCTTAATGCTGGAGCTAACAGAGGATTCTCCTTCTGGTCACCTGCTTCTGCAGACGGCCGTTGGATGGTTGAGCGTAATAGGGACTTCTATCAGCGTATCATCATTGAAGCTAACCGCATTGCTGTGCGTAACAGGCGTGGGGCTGCAAACTTTATTGTTTGTACTCCTCGTGTTGCCGCCATTCTTGAAATGCTCCCTGAATTCCAGTGGGTACCCGTTCAAGGTGACGTAAATACACAACCTGTTGGTATTGCTAAGGTTGGTTCACTTGGTGGAAGATTCAACGTTTACCGTGATACTCGTACAGAGGTTCAGAACTCTAACATCTATGATGAGCAAACTTACACAACGAATGGTGCTACACGTACCGACGCTATTGAGTATGCTCTTCTCGGATACAAAGGTCCTGAATTCTACGATACTGGTATCATTTACTGTCCTTACATTCCTGTCATGGTTCAGAGAACTATTGGTCCTAACGACTTCGCACCACGTGTTGGCTTGCTTACTCGTTATGGTGTTGTTGACAACATCTTCGGAGCAAATCTCTACTATCATGTCATTCTTGTTCAGGGACTCGGTACTGCGTTCACTCCAGCTTCTCAGTCAGTGTACTTCTAATATTAGAACGTCGCTGATTAAGCAGCAGTCGAGAGACATAATCACAAAACAGCAGAGCGAAAGCTCTGCTGTTTTTTTTGTTTATTCCTCTTAACTATTTTACAAGCAGACTAAATATTAATATGTCATCAATGAATTTTTTTAACCTTTCATCGTTTACACACGGTCTTTATAACTTAAGTGGGGGCGAATTTAGCAACACAGGAATACAACTTCCACACTATTTAAATAACTCGCCACTGGCAAATGGTCGAGGTGGAGACTTTGGATTAAGTGCGTTAGATAATTCAGTTCAATTATTAAATACAGGAAGAATTGGAGATTCACCAGTAATTGGACTTTTATTTAACTATAAAGGAGGCGATGGTAGTTCACCAAATAGCGCTCCTGTTACTGCTAGAACAATGAGATCACCAGATCATGCTACACATAATACACACATTAGAGTAGATTCAGATTACCATAATAATACCTTTGCATTAGTCGCACTTAATGGAATGACCGTTACCTATACTGCTAAAGCCGGTACCATGCTACCAGTTGCTTCAGGTTTTAATCTAGTAGTTGGTCCAGATATGCGAAGAAAAGTACAAATGGGATACATTTAAGACTAAATATTTATATGGCAGATTACGAATACACATATGATACAGGTTTATACTTTACCGCAGATTTAGGTGGTGATACCGGTCCGGACCCTATAAATAATTCACCACGAGCAGATGGACGTGGAGGAATGTTTAGTTTAAGTGCTTTAAACAATTCATTTGTTTTGCTTTCTGGTGGAGCCATTACCGTTGATGGGGTTGATAGAGAAGTAGCTGGAGTGCTATTTACTTACCTGCCAGAAGCTTCAGCTGCACCACTACAATTAGACTACCATTGTACAAATCCAGAAGACGGTGAGTTTACTTCTTGTAGATTTAGAGCTGCATGGTCGTTATTTAATCTTAATAAAGGCTACGATGGTCACACTATTGCTCTCGTTTGTGAAGATAACTTTACTGTTACATATCAAATTGCTCACGCCTCGCGTACAGTAACTCCTGTTCTCTGTGGGTATAATCTCGCAGTAGGACCTAACTTACGTCGTAAAGTAGCACTAGGTTACGCTTAATTGAATACTAACGTGTTCTCCCTTAATCTCACGGGGTTATAGTATATATTTATAGCTATATACCATCATCAACTTCTTCTTCTTGTATCTCGTTATATAAGATATAATGATCTTGCTTATTACTATCCCAATATGCTGAAGCTGTAGCATAATCACTAAAATAATGCTCTTCTAAAAAGTTATCTGAGACTCTAAACCCGTTATTATCTATTGTATATTCTACAAGATCTACGTAGTAACCACTAAGAGGAGGTCTAAGAGGGTCACACCTTGTTATATTCCAATCGTATTCTTTCATTAGCTTATATTATAATAGTCCATTATATTTTTTTCTATAGCAGTTCGTAGAGAACTGCAGTCACCATCAAAAACTAGACATTCAGTAATTCGCCCATCAAGAGCATATGTTGTAGCGTTGTTTAACCCACCGAGACCGTATGAACCTGAACTGTTTTTTTCAACACGAGTAAAGCTACCTAAAGACGTACCATCAATAAAGGGCTGATAATTACCTTGTACTGACCCAGCAATGGCAGTAAATAAATGAGGATCAGTATCACCGGTTTGCTGAACCCGATTCCATGTACCTGCGTAACCAAAGTTTAAGCCATCATAGTATTGAGTTGGAGCATACCACCTAGCACCGTTAGTTGTTGTACCTAAGGAAAGCATAACCTCTTGTGGGTTAGGATCCACAGTATCAAACTCACCAACAAGAAATGAACTACAATCACCTATTCTTATATTAGGAAGAGCTGTATCTAAACGTAAATAATCATTAGCACCATCAAAGTCTAATGCAGGTAACCCGTTTAAAGTGTTTATACTTCCACCATTAACAATAACCGGCATACTATACCGTGAAGTTTGTGTCGCGTCATTTCCATTACCACTTTGATCGTAGAGTGTTTTTACCCTAACTCGACCGTTACTTGTATCACCTGCTGCAAATGTTGTTAAGGTACCATCTGCAATCTCATCTGGAGTAAAGCCTTGCGTAGCGCCGCTTGAATCTAAATACCCCAAAAATACATCACCATTATAGTTTCTGTTCAAATATCTAAAGCTATACATTCCATAAGCTGCAAATTCATAATCTGTAATATTAGGATGTATATCCATTAATAACTGCCTTGTAGATGAAATTATACCAGATTTATTTCTCATAATTTATGCTGTTAAGTCACCAGCAACTAACCAAGTGTCTGTTGCAATTTTAGTTAATACAGCTGAACTGTATTGGACACGAGTTTTTAGTTCATTATCAGCTGCATACAACGTTACTCCTGAACCTGCAGCTATAGTAACTTGTCCTGCTCCTTTCTGTACAATTGTAACCTCAGCACCAATAGGAAAAGCTACTGAGCTGTTTGGCGGTACAGTTAAAGTAATAGCACTTCCATTATCAAGAGTAAGTAACCTACCATGGTCTCCTATTACTAAAGTTTTAGCTGTAGCTGTATTTATAGCTAATTGAGTATTTTGCCTCACCATTCCATTAATATCGAAAACTGAGTTTGCAAAATCCATTGTAGCGAAAGTTGCCTTACCTGACCCCCCATTACCGCAAAATATAGTACAGCAATATGTGGCACCGCTTTCAATTTTTATATGACCATTTCCGGTTTGAATCAATGACAAGTCTCCGGATTGCACTAAACATGAACAATCACTAAATTTTAAACCATAACCTGAACCTTGGTTTAATTGAATACTACCGCCACATATATGTAATTTATCATCTGCTGTAGAAGAACCAATTGCAACATTACCCCCATCTTTAATAAAGATACCATTACTTGCATCATCAGTCACATAAAGACCACCGCTATCTATTGCTCTTATTTGATCTGTATATACAGACTTGCCTTGACCGAGATATACATTACCTAATGCGCTTATGTTTCCTGCAACAGTTAATTTTTCACCCGGGTCATCTTCACCAATACCAAGATTACAACAAATATAATTATCACCATTAGCATGCAGCTGTACTTGGGCAGTCTGACCATCTTTGTACATAACCATAACACCAGAATCGTTACTATCAACGTATAAATTATGTGTTATTGAATCATCACTATCTTCTCTAATAAAAATACCATTAGTATTAGTACCGGTGTGTATATCTAATGTTGCACCAGGAGATGTTGTACCTATACCAATATTACCTCCGGATGCAACATGCATTCTTGTTGCACCGCCTACACATAATTGTACATCACAGAAACCATTACCTACTGTCCCACCATCACTTGGACCTAAAACCAAATCTTCATTATAAGCCATTACCACTCCAGTGTCGACTACTAGACATTTATTAAAATAAATTTTAGCTCTATCAGTTTGAATATGCGCATACGACCCATTTGCAGCACCAATTTCAAGATATCCGTTATCACTCTGTGAACGTAATAAGGTTTGACTAGTTATTGTAAGACAATTACCAGGATTAGGTCCTATCTTTAAGCAATTATTAGAGCTTATTTCACCAGAAACAGTAAGCTCTACCGGTGGTGGCGTCGAATTCATAGTCCCAATACCAACTTTACCTTTTAAGTAAGTACCGGCAACATCATCATTACCAAGCACAACACTATTATTACCACAACCACAAGCGCAGAAACCAATTACAGTTTCGTTTACTGGAGTACCAGCTAATGATCTTGTACAAGCTCCTAAATATGTACTGTTATCAGGTGATGTTACTGCACTAGAACCGTTATTTTCAAATCTTCCAGCTGCATAACCTACAGCTGCGTTACAGTCTCCATCAGTATTATTACAGAGAGAATATAAACCAATAGATGTATTATAATGACCGGTTGTATTGGATCTTGAAGAATTAAAACCTACTGCAGTATTATTATTACCGGTAGTATTCGAATACAGCGCATGAGTTCCTATTCCAACATTTTGATAACCGCATGTATTTGTTCTAAGCGCTTGGTAACCTAAAGCTTCATTATATACACCAGCTGTTGTACAGCGTAAAGCATCAAGACCAACAGCTGTATTAGCATTCGAATTAGCTGCTAACAACGCTCTAAAACCTACAGCTGTATTACTTGCTGCAGATATTGCACCCTTTAATGTTTCATATCCAACAGCTGTATTATAACCCCGGCAAAGAACGTTTGTAAGCGCGCAGGTTCCAATAGCAACATTACATCCACCGGTAATAACACTCTTAAGGGATGAGGGTCCAATAGCTATATTATGTGTTCCTGTCGTATTAGAATGTAGAGTATTAGATCCAATGGCTATATTACAACATCCTGTTGTATTGTTTGTTAGTCCAAGATAACCTAAACTAACATTATCCCTTCCAATTGTATTATCCATTAGATTTCTATAACCAGCACTAAAGTTATAGTCACCTGATGTACTATAGTACATACTTTGCCAACCTATACTAGTATTATGTGAACCACATATGTTTGTATACAATGCGTTGTAACCTAGAGCAACGTTACAATTTCCATTTCGATTATAAAACATTGCCTGATATCCAATAGCAACATTACTGCTCCCGCTGTTGCTATAAGGATGACCGCCGGAGTGAGCCATGGCTCCTATAGCAACATTATTTAACCCGGTTGCATTATAAAGTAGGGCACTGGGACCTATACCAACATTATAATTTCCGGTTGTATTATTTTCGAGAGATTTAAATGCTATCGCGACGTTACAACAACCAGTTGTATTATCATGTAGTGCACACCCACCAATACCGATATTATTACTAGCAGTAGTATTTTTGCATAAAGGTCTATATCCTATAGCTATATTATTTGTACCGTGGGTATTTGCTTTAAGAGGTTCACGTCCTATCCCAATATTATAAAATCCTCCAGTATTATTGTAGAGAGCATGATAGCCGATAGCTTCATTATGATAACCGGTTGAATTATAATACAAAGTGCATGCTCCAATCGCATTATTAAATACACCAGTAGTATTAGTATATAGAGCATTTGTACCAACACCTACGTTCTGACAAGCAGTACCGGTGTTGTTGTTTAATACAAAGTGACCTATACCAACATTACACCCGGCTTCTGTATTTTTCCATAAAGTTTGACGTCCTAATGCTATATTACCCCCACCGGTAGTATTATCATCTAAAGCTTGTCGACCTATAGCTATATTATAATCACCCGAAGTATTACCAAATAAAGTTCTATAACCTATAGCGGTATTATAAGTACCCGCTATATTACTACATAAAGCTTCAGTACCAAAAGCATTATTTTTATCTCCTGTTGTATTACTACATAAAGCATACTGTCCAACAGCGGTGTTATTAACAGCGCATGTATTACTTACTAAGGCACAAGATCCTACAGCTACGTTACACGCTCCTCCCAAATTTGCATACAAGGCTTTAGATCCTACAGCTACATTATAGTTACTAGTTTGATTAGATTTTAAAGCTTCACAACCAATAGCAACGTTGCAATCACCTGTTGTATTAC